GTTTGTCATTATATACATCTTGTGCTGAGTTCTTTGCAGCAAGTGCGTTGTTGTAGGCGTTTGTTTGTTCTTGGGTTGCTCCAGATCCATGAGAAAATGTATTAAGATTGCAACTAAAATCTTGTCCCCATACTCTTGGGTTGCCAGCATAGTCACAACCTGCACCAGTCCATCCTCCAGGGATAGCCCAGCCAAGATGATAGGAACCTACTCCTCCGCCGTTGTACCACCAAATTTCTACATCAAAAACCTTATCACTTGTTACATCATATACTGGAGAGTATGCACTCCAAGTTGCTCCCTGCTCAACCCAGTTATTAATAACTAATGTCCCATCAATATACATTTTAAACCCATCATCTGTGTATCCTGCAAAATAAGTTTGTGTAAACCATGATGGTACAGTTATCTGTCCAGTAAATTTAACTATAAAGTTTTCATACCGATTTCCGCACACTGGACGACTCATATAGTTTGAGTTGCCTGTGCCACTACATAAAAATTCATCTATGGCTGCTTGCCCATTAACTCTAATTAGACTGTAAACATCGTATGCCAAACCAGCAGAACCAGCACTGTCTAATGCTTGCTGAGCGTTTGACAGATTAATGTTGGCTACTCCAAGGGCATCGTAGGCATTGTTTTTATTAGTTAGGGCAGTGGCTACTGTTACTGTTTGTCCATCTACTGCTGATTGGGCTAAGTCTTTTTCTTCAAGTGCCGTGATTTCTGCGTCAAGGGAGTCATCATATAGGTCAGAGGTTTGAGTCTGGACTGATTGTGCAGATACCGCAAGGTCGTATTTATCTTCTGCTTCTTCAATTAGAGATATGAATTCATCTTTATATCCAAGATTATTTATACTGTTATTAAGTTCCTGTATTTCTTGGGCTGCAATTGTTAATGGATCGTCAGAGTTAGCCTCTGTTGGTGCTATAAATAACCATCCAAAAGCAAGTAAAATAACCGTAGATATACGCAAGAGTTTATTCAAGTGGTGGACTCTCCTCTTGCTTATTATATCAAATTATTCAGTTAGACATAATAATATAACAAAAAAGGGAGCCAAATTAATGGCTCCCCTAGTTGTTGGACTAATTACTTGACTAAAGTAACCTTAGCCTTTGGATTCTTTACGTTCCACTTCTTTGCAAGTGCATTAAAAGCATCCTTAATTGACTTAAGTGCTGCAGCGTTATCTGCAGTTAACTTTGCGATAGTTGCATCCTTAGCAAGGACAACTGCATCTGAAGCAGTCTTTGCATCAGCAAGTGCCTTAGCAGAAGCAGCCTTTTCAGCAGCAAGAGCAGCAGCAGAAGCAGCCTTTTCAGCAGCAAGAGCAGCAGCGGCATCAGCGTTAGCCTTTACAACTGCGGCATCTGAAATTGCCTTAGCAGCAAGTGCTGCATCTTTAGCAGCAGTTTGTGCAGCAAGTTCTGATACTAGATCACGAACTGCAATTTCTGCAAATGGTGCAAGTGTGCGAGCAGTTAGACCAACTACATCTGCTGCCTCTGCATCTCCCGCAGTTGTTGGAGCAAACATGATTAATGATCGTGTTCCAGTTGTTGGAAGTGTTGCACTAAACTTTGCAACTCCAAAATCTGAAAGCGTAGCACCAGTTAATACTGGTGTTGCAGTAAGTGTTGCTGTTGCAGCAAATACTGTTGCAGCAATATTTTTACCAGAAACTTTGTTTCCGAATACGTCTGTTGCTGTAACTAGAATATCTTGCTTTGTACCAGCAGCACCTGAAGCAGGTGCAGAGACTGTTAGGTTATTAATTAAACCAGCAGTACCTTGTACGTAGTAGGTAAGAGTTGTTCCACCGTTAGTGATTACAACTGTGCCAATTGCTGTTGTCTTTGTGTAGACATAAAATGTTGCTGTTGTTCCTGTACCAGTTGCAACTGTCAAAGATGATGATCCTGACAATGCCCCTACTGGTGCAGCATCTGTGTGTAGAGCAGATACGATTGTTGCATTTGTTGTTACTACAGTAACTACTGTTCCTGTGTCAACTGTTGCAACAAACTTAAGTGCATCTGTTACATCAATCTTGTTGTCTGATGGTACTGGTAATGCAGCAGGCGTAGCAATTGCTGAAGCAGATGACTTATCTGTATTTGCTGCTCCAAGAGTTACTGCTACTGTCATTACAGCAGCACTTGCAGGTGTTGCTACCACTGTGCCCAATGTCATGGCTGCAACCATGGCAAGAGCAATTTTCTTAAATGAATTCATTTTTCTCCTTGTTTGATTAAATTAATTTGTATTCATCTAGGAAATCTCTGATATCTTCAGGAATTTCCCTAGTTTCTAATTCTACCATATCCCTTTGCTTTTGTGCAAGTCGGGATGCAGTAGACCAGGTATGGATGTCAATTTCTAGGTTGGAATCCTTACTGGTATGGGATATTGCTCCAAACACCGCCCCACAAACGGCATCTGCCAAGTCCTTAGATTTCTTGCGTGGATGGTCGACTCTGTTATTTCTCATAATCTTAAGTTCGCTCATCTCTTCAAGCAATAAAGGAATCATTGGCATAGCAACTCTTTCTTCATATATCATCATTGCTAAATCCTCATAGTGTTTTTTAGCAACAGAAACAGTATCAGTTCTTATTCCAACAGCCTTTAATTCATTTTGAATATCAAAAGACTGCCATCTATCGAACGATACCATTCCAATATTAAATCCTTCTTTTCGAAGGTTTTGTATCCATAGTTTTACCTCAGATAGATTGACTGGGCCTTCTACCTTTGGCTCCCACCAAGCAACGGCATCAACAATTACTATTGGCGCTACCTGTTCATAATCTTTAATAACCTGAATATTAACCCACTTATCAACATGTGCAATTGCCACTGCACACTTGTCATGCTTTTGTGCAAGGTCAGCGTGAACATAATATGTTTTATCTGGATCTGGTGTAAAGCCAGGATCAAATCTTCTATGACTATCCACAGGATTTCTTAAGGTCATACATCTTTCTAACTTATCTTTTTGTTTAAAAAATGCATCAGATGAGTAAGTCGGGGTACATAAGAAACGCATCATTGCATCTCCCATATCCTTAAAGAAAGACATCTTAAAATCTTCAATATTTCTAGTAGGATTTACTTCCCATGTGGGTCTTTTAAGAGCATAAACTCTTGGTATTTTATAGGAAATAATTTGATCTTCTTCCCATACAATCTCTAATTGATTACTTGAATCATCATGTGGTAGATCAGGATTAATAATATAGGTATGTCTACGTTCTATTACATCTTTGTCCATAATTACATCGTCATACCGTTTTGAAATAAAGTCACCTTGGTAGCGTGGGAACGAAAGCAATACTACTTTGCCTAAGTCTGGGAAACGAGAGTCTACGGTACCGCTAAATGCTTTATAAATATTCTCAGCAGTCTTACCTTGGTCATTTCCTGTTCCTACTTCAGAAGCAAAGCCAGAAATCTCATCAAGGACTGCCATAAGCAAGTTTAAACCCTCATGTGATTCACGCTCTGAGTGACCAGAGTAAACAGTAATTGCTTTGTCAAACTCCACAGAGTCTGCTTTTGGATTATATTTTCCAGCAAACCAAGGAGATCTTTCAATTTTAGTTTTAAATCCTTTAAAGAAAACGTTCTTAGCCTGTTGAGCATTTACTGCAACGTTAATAATATCTATAGCGTCTCCGCTTGGCTTTCCAAAATATCTGGCAGGGTCTTTAAGGCAAAGTAACTTATAAACAACATAAGCACAAGCAACAGTGGAAACAAAGTCTTTGCCACTACCTTTGCCCAACTGTAGGATGATTTCATTTTTGGTATATTTGTCATAGTATTTTGCCCCATCTATTTCTCCTAATAAATCTTGCAAGTCTTCTTTTTTATATATCTGACTCATTGCTTCAACAATGTCATATTGAATTGTAGATAATGCTGGTTGACCAAGAAAGTCTGTAGACTCAACAAATGTCTTTGCATCTACAGGTATTTCGTCAAAGTTGTTTTCCTTAAGTACTTCCAGAAAATCATTGAACATTGTGGACAACTGTAATCACTTCTCCTTCTTTTGCAAGGGTAGATAGCCTTTGCATAATTAGGTCACGTACTTCTGGATGTGATGATGCAATGTCTCTTAAAATACCTACAAGAATCTCTTGTCGTTTTTCTATTTCTACAATTTCTTCAGCCAACTCTTTATTTTCAAGCAGACCTGCCTTTTGTAGCATATCAATACGCTTTGATTCAATATCCATTACAAGTTTAATTGCTGCAGTCTTTGCACTAAGATTATTAGTCATAGATGCTTCATCAATAACTTCATATGACTTAGAGATTAACTTGCTATAGTGTGCATCTGCTCCAGCCAAAGCATCTTTTGCACGAGCACGAATCGCAGAGTTGTTTGATGCAGACTCTTTCCATTCGTCAAGATGTGCAACTACTCTTACTCTTGCTATTGATAGATCTTTAGCAATCTTAGTTGGGTCGCTACCTTTTAAGTACTCAGTAACAACTCTGTTCATTTCATCAAGATGATTAATTAAATCTACTTCAGTTGACATATTTGCCCTCTAGTCTGTTTATTTCATCTTTAATATAAAAGATTGCTTTTTCTAAGTCTTGAATGGTTTTGGCTTCATCTTTTAGCCCTGCTCGCCACAGGTATTTGAAAGCATTGCCAATATTAAAATTACGATGACGAGTAATTTCTAAGCATTCTACGCCAGAAGGATCTGTTGTGTAATGGGCAGGATGATTTACTTGATCAACGGTTATGTTTAAGTTGTCGCTCATCTTTTACTCTTTCTTAATCCAAATTTTGCAAGGTATACATATACAGTTTCCACTGTGCATCCACACTCCTTTGCAATCTCTTCTGGAGTCTTTTTATCCATAACATAGCGTTTACGCATATAGACTTCCGATGTATATAGTTTACCAGCCATAGTGTTATTTGTCAACTTCCGTATCAATAACATCATAATTATAGGCATTAGAGTCTTCAAGTATCCACTTATCGTAACTTTCAACATCCCACTTATTTGTATTGATTAATCTATTTATAACTAGGTCTTTCTTGGTAACAAATGATGGCTCTTTAATTCTTACCCTGTTGTTTGGCTGTACCGCAAAATTTCCGTCATCTCTTTGAATAACGTGGCCACATTTGTGCTGTCCTGGGTTTTCAGAATACCCATCATCTAGTATATTTGTTTCTGGGCTATGCCAATCTAAAGTAAACAAGTATGTTCCAGGAATAGTATTTTTATTTCTGTCAAGGTAGGACATTCTCATATTGCTTAATGCTTGAAATTTTGTAACAGAAACATGTGGGCTAAAAGAATTCCATAGAACAAGATTATGAATTGGTTCTTCTGCAACTCCTGGCTTAGCGCAAAAAGCATTTATTGGCATTCGCCACCAAATACCGCCATCTTCCATCATAAAATGAAACAGTGGGCTTCTTGCTTTAATACTTGACACTCCAAAGATTACACATGGAAAATACTGATCATGACTATCTAACTGATCTCTTAAGAAATTACCACGTACATAGCATTCAATGGGTGGTATGTTTGCATTTAACTCTGGCATTATTTATTTTCTCCTATCGCTTTATCCCAGTTATGAATAGCCCAATGACCAATACCAGCAGCATCTGCAACATCATAATCTTCTATTTTCTTATCA